GTGGCCTCCCCCTCCCCGAGGGTCTACCCGGTTGTATCAGATGACTGACACAGTTGTATTAGGCGACCGATACAACTATTTCAGGAGCGTGTCACGAATGTTTCATACGTGTTACACGCGGTGTGAGATTCGTCTAACTTTTGCAAGAATCTTGCAGAGATCCTGCAAGCCTTGCAGACATCTTGCAAAGACGTTGCGGGCTCACCCCCGGGTGTGCACGGCGTGTTATCGTTGACACGACCGACGCTAAGGAGTCCTTATGAAAGTGGTTCGCAAGTTCAAAGTCCCCCGAGACATCAGCATGCTCGAGACCTCGAAGGAAGCGGTCGAGGCCGCATCGTGGCTGACGCCAGCCGACGAAGGGACCGTCGCGCTCCTCCTCAAGCTCGCCCACCGGCTAGATGACCCTGACTTCCCCTTCCCCAACGGGCGCTACGACAACGTGACCGAGGGCCTGTTCCTGAAGACATCGCACGCGCTGGGGCTCACCCCGGAGATGCGCAAGCTCTGGGAGAAGAAGGAGGCCGCCAAGACAGGCGGGGGC